GACTATAGGGTCGATATAGAGATGTATCAAGAGTGGCTCCTTTATCGTAAGGCCTTAAGGGACCTTCCGTCGACAACAGAAGATCCTGCGAACCCTATATGGCCCAAAAAACCTGCTACGGTCAATGGTAAAACGGTCGATTATTATGAACGTGACACTCAATCGACTAAAATAATTCTTCTTCAAAATGTTGTCAACGGTTTAATGAAGAGAATACACAATCTGGAGAATCCGTAAAAATAAACTCTCCATATAATATAAAATGTCTGGTGGTATTGCCCAACTCGTTGCTGTCGGTGCCCAGGATGTGCACCTCGTCGGTCAGCCGGAAGTCAGTTTTTTCAGGTCGACCTACAAGCGTCACACAAACTTTTCTCAAACCGTCGAACGTCAGGTCATTCAGGGCAACGTCTCGAACAACGGTATGTCCACCATCCGCTTCGAACGAAAGGGGGATATGCTCGGGTATGTCTACCTCGTCGCCAATGATGGGACCAAGACCCTCCCTATAGGTGATTGGACTACCGTCATCTCCAAGGTTGAGCTTCTCATCGGTGGTCAGGTGATTGACGAGCAGGATTCTATTTTCTCTACTCTCATCGCCCCGGCCCTATCGGCTAGCTCCTATTCGAAGTCTATCGCTGGTGGTCTCGGTAACACCCGATTTTACCCACTTCGTTTCTCTTTCTGTGAGAACTGGCAGTCCGCCCTCCCTCTCATCTCGCTCCAGTACCATGACGTCGAGCTCCGTATCACATGGGGTGGTGTCGCCGCGGACAGTAGCCGTAAGTGGGATGTCTACACGAACTACGCGTACCTGGACACCCAAGAGCGTGAGATGTTCGCGGGGTCCCCCCAAAACATGATCATGACCCAGGTCCAGAAGGCGATCGCATCCAAGTCCAAGATACAAGAAATGAACTTCAACCACCCTGTGAAGTACTTGGCATCTGCGGACTCGGATACCGATCTCGCCATCCTCAGTGAAAGAAATAAGCTCAAGCTCCAGATCAACGGTACTGACGTCGCCGACTATAAGTTTGCCGACCCCCACTTCACCACAGTACCCCTGTATTACCATTCCTCCAATGGTGACTCCACCACCGCTAAGCGACTTTTCTTCTACCCCTTCTGTCTGGATGTCTCCAAGCTCCAACCCACTGGTTCCCTGAACTTTTCCCGTCTGGATTCGGCTCGTATTATTAACGACAAAGACATCTGTGATAAGGATGTCTACGCTGTGAACTACAATGTCCTCCGTATCGAAAATGGTATGGGTGGCCTTTTATATTCTAACTAATTAGTAACTATGTTTTGGAAGATTGTTTTCCTACTCGCCATCGTTTTTGTATTGACGTACGATCCTAAGTCTAGGACACTCGAAAAAATTGTTGGTCAGCCCACAGCCTCAACAGACAAATCGTGTGAACACGCGCATTACGAAGCCGTTCAATTTGCTCAGACACCATATGATTGTCCTTCTCAGGGGAAGACTAAAATGGGTGTAATTACTTAAAAAAGAAAACATATACAATTGTATAATGATCCCAATCAACCGCGAAACCCTATTGACCATCGCGACCATCATTTGCGCAATCGGTGTCATCTACTTGTTTAAGGAGATGAACAAAACGAGGGAAGAAATGAATTCTTTCAAGACCTTTTCCAGTCAGGTTGTAAAGAAACTCGCTGCCCCAGAGCCCAAATCTGAGCCGGAGCCGGAGCCGGAGCCGGAGCCCGAACCGGAACCCGTGAAGGTTAAATCAGCGGAATAAACTTATCATCTTATTATAACTTGCGAATGCGCAATGAAAAAGTACAAAGCGATAGCAGTACCAATAACTTTTGCAGATGGAAAACCAAAATTTCTCACAGTGAGGGATTGGAGATTTAAGGATTGGATTTTCGTCACAGGTGGGTGTAGACGTCGAGAAATCCCAAACCCCCTTCGTTGTGCCCTACGAGAACTTGAAGAAGAGACGAGGGGTGTCGTCGCACTTAAGAGTGGTGAATATACCGAATTTAAATTTACAGTCAAGGAAAGTCCAACTGTGGATCTTGAATATAATGTCTTTATATTTTTCGTAAATTATACAAAATCTGAACAACAGATACAAATAAAGAAATTTTATGAAGAAAAGCACAGAACAAGTGTTAAAAAAAGTCTGAATCAACCCATACGAAAAACATATGATGAAAATGATTATATGAGCTACGATACACTCGAAGAGTTTAATGTTCGTAAGCGGTGGAAACTCATCATAGATAATGTAATCAAAAATCCTCAATTTTATGCGTGTATAAGTTCTCTCAATAGAAAAACCTTCTCTATTAAATAATGAAGTCAAAAGCTTTCATCTTAAGACAGATTGGCGAACTCCTTGATAAGAACCGAGGTCTCTGTGGGGAAGAGATTCAGGTATGGTTCAAAGAAAATGAAGAAAAAACAGTCTATGAGCTTCTTACTATAAAGAAGCATCTCTCACAAACTCAAGAATTTCAAGATGTTTCATGTATGCGATGGTTTAGAGAAGAAACACCTTAATATAGTATGTTTAAGAGTTGGTGCGCTTCACAAAAATTTAACAATGCATCCAATTTATCACATGTACTTCTGGACGGGGGTAAACTCTCCGTGCCGTTTGATAAATTGGATAACTTTTACGAGAAGTACGTAGAAGCTGTCAAGCGTGGGGATAGACTCTACGTCGTGGAACAGAAGACAGAAAACTATAACTTTTTCGTGGATATCGATTACAAGAACAGCGAAGCGTTGAACTTGGATGAAATCAAAGATATTTGTAAAATTATTTGTGATAAGGTGAAGCGTCATGGTGGTCGCGACTGTATCATCTCAGTGGCCCCACCAAAACCACATGGGGACCTAATCAAAACTGGTATTCATTTAAATTGGTACGGCCTCGTTGTGGATCAGGCTTCGGCAGTTGCGCTTCGGGAACATATTATCATAACCCTTACTCGAGCAAAGGGTGGTGTAAATTGGAATGAAGTTGTAGATGCCTCTGTGTACGGTTCCGTAACTAGAAAAACGATGGGAAGTGGTTTTCGAATGCCGTGGTCATATAAAAAGGCGAAGCATACTGCTTGTAATGGACAGGGGTGTAGTGAATGTATTGGTGGTAAGATAGACCAACTCGCATATCTTCCGGTATTTAAGTATGTGCATGGTCCACTCAGTTCTATCATACGTATAGTACAGGAAGCTTCTGTAGAAAATTTACGTATGATTGTCGTACGAACGGATGCACCCCAAAATACTATTATAGAATCACCATCTTCAAAACTCAGGGAAGGTACTTTCACGGTGACTCAAACGAAAGATGAACTTATGGATGAACAGGTTAAATGTGAAATTGAGAGATTCATTCAGAAGAATTTAGAAGGACAACAAAATGCTTCAGTGACCAAGGTTTTCAAACATGGAAATTGTTTCCTTGTCTCTACAAACTCAAAATATTGTGAAAACCTCAAGCGAGAACATGGATCCAATCATGTATGGTTCATCATAAGTGGGAAAGAAATTGTACAGAAATGTTTTTGTACATGTGAGACCCTTGTTGGGCGTCGTGATGGTTTTTGTAAAGATTTCTGTGGGAGGCGACACATTCTTCCAAAGCCTCTCATTGATAAGTTGTACACCGATATCAAGAATTGTCTAGAGATTAAGAAACGCATCGAGAAACCCCAGGTGAATCAGAGTGACGCCAAACCCCTTATTGAAACGTTTATCAGGAAAAATATGAATGCCCCAGGGGATCTTCAGGTTATTTCTATCGTAAAAGTTAAAAATAAACACATAGCGCTTACAACATCAACGTATTGTGAAACGATCTGTGGACTACATGAATCATGTGTGATGTCCTATATCATAGATGGTACTAAAATTGTACAGAAGTGTCCTAAATGTAAAAAGAACACTGCTAGAACACATTGTTTGGATATAAAGATTATAAAGGTACTTAAACAGTAACATTCTTTAAACCGTAGATGATTACTCGTTCCGGGCGAAAGATAAAGAAACCTGCGGCGTTTGTACCCACAGAGGATAAGGTTGTTGATGATTATCAGGATGAAGAACATGATACAGACTTTGGCTCTGATTTAGATACAGAGGATGAGTGTTACTCAGATGAAAGTGAGGAAGATGATGATGACGACGCGGACGATAATGGAAATCTGAAGGATTTTATCGTCGATGACGAGAGTGAAAGTGAGGAAGAAGATGCTTAAAAAAAACAAAATATATATTAGAAATGGAAACTGATATCGGTAATCCTATTGAGTATAACCCAACTATGGAACCCATGATTCAAGAAGATAATTCGGTACCCATTCAACATGAACAGGAACCGGAGCCTCAGATGCCATATTATATGGACTACCCACCCCCACCACCTCAGTCACAAGAAAATGATATCTTTTCCAATATTGATAAATCTACCTGGATTATCGCATTCGCTGTATTCCTATTGGGCTTTTTTATGGGAAAAACCATGCAACCGGTGATCCTCAGGTATTCTTAATCTCCTCTAAACGTCTCTTTAATTTTTCTTCATCCGTTTCAATAGGAATTTTTATTTTACCACTCTCATGTGGAAAACCATGCAACCAGTGATCATCAGGTATACTCGAGTATGCTGTGAAGGTCCCTATATCCCCGTATTTTGGGGGTATGAAATGGTTTATAAATGGACCTCTATATGTATCTTCGATGAAGCCAGCAGTTGTACTGACTTCGGGTTCCGTTTTGTTTTTTAAGTCAAATGTTGGATTAAAAAACAAAATAAAGAAAGCACTGACCAAAATAATTGTAACAAGTACCTTGATCATTTTTGTTTATTGTATATGGATATTTTTTATGAAATTAAGCCTCCTCCTTCACATCTGCAAGTTTATCGTCAACCTCACGTTGCTTCCGACGCTCTTCCAATTCAAGAGCAACAATGGCGTCTGCTTCCTTCACGAGTTCTTCCATGGGGGTATCAGGCTTTTCCTTTTTCAGACGCTCGAGAACCTCTGCAGGATGTGATACTGGGGCTTCGTCCGATTTTGTATAGAACATGGAGTTCTCATCACCAGGTACGTACTGGGATTTGGTTTCCGCCATCCCCTGCTTACGTTCCTGGAACATACGCGCAGCTTGGGCTTGATTTTCCTTGTAACCAGACATGATTTCCTCGAGTTTCTCGTTGGTGTAGTGTACATCTTCGATTTTTGAGGAATCGGGGGGAATGAGTAGCCATTTGTACATATCTACGACGTAAATATCGAACGTAGGATCCTCTTTTTGGAGACGTTTGGCGTGATTAGCCGCCTCATCCCGGGTTGAGAATGCGCCACGAATCTTGATACCAAACTTATCATTCTTTTGGGGTGCTTCAGGACCGATGACGGAGAGGCATGCAAAGATTTGTCCAGGTACGGTGGTATAATCAGTTTCCAAAGACATTATATTTATGTAATGCCGCTAAACTTTAAGCCCTAAGTGTACGACTGAAATGTGAAAAGTAAGCAATAAACATGTACCCCAACGATGGTAGAAATCATCATGACGGCATCGCCAATGAGCTTAGTACGATCTACATGATCAATAACAACCCAAAGCTCGCACCAATCCGTGAAAAGTTGGGCCACTTGGTTCACAAGGGGGGTACATCCATGAACCCCGACGCAATATGCGAAGAAACTGGTGTAAAGGTTTCCATGAAGAACAAAGAATCTGAAAGTGGTTCATTTGACTGGAAAAACATGTCGTTTACCGACAAAGATTTCAACGAGATTCACCAATCGATTATTAAGTTTTACAAGAAATTTCCAGAGGATGAACAGTGGGTACGGAATACATACAAAGAGCTGTTCCACATCATTTGTAAGACCATTGACCCCAATGTGATGCTCAATCGTGTTCTTGATGGGCACGATTCAGAATGGATACTGGTTAATTTCCGAAAAAAACGTGAGATGACCTTATTTCATAGGGATGAGCTACTCGAACTGTGGAAAAACCCAGGTAAATGTATCGTCAATAACAAGTACGCAAGTGGAAAGATTGAGGGAACACCCAATCTTCGCATACGTATTTGCTTAAATAATGGAATTAAAGCACTCCTTGGACGAGGGTCTACAATATGTGTAAAGATTCAACAAGATCAACCCCGTAAGCTTCTCAAGCAACTGACGAAATCTATTGTGTGCGTGTACTAATTATATCAGTATTATCATTTTTATCAATAAGAATACAAGACCGTTTTAAATTTTTCGCAGCTTTCCCAGTTGTCCCCGATCCACACATAGGATCAAGTACTATATCCCCTTCATCTGTAGAAATTGAAATGATTCGTTCGAGGAGTTTAATTGGCTTGGCTGTTGGATACGTTCGTAATTCAGAACCTTGACTGATTGAATGAATATCATCCCATAAATCCGTACATGGTTTTCCTTCAGTCTCATGAAGAAATATTTTCTTATACAATTTAGAATTTTTCGTTTTGGGTATGTGTATTCGATTTTCATCCCTAAGACGTTCGAGTTCCTCTTGTTTGATTCTCCACCCAGATGATGGTGTGTACACTTGATCATTGAATTGAAATGTATACATATACCCTTTCTTTGTATTTTCTGTGACGATATGTCCTAGAGCGTAATTACCCCTCTCATCCTTATTAGTAAATGATTTTTTCAGATACATCTCATCCCTAGATTGATACGTAAGATTGAACTTCGGATTTTTCAATCTATTACATCTGAATATGATATCAATTGTAGCTCCGAGTTTATGTTTCACATTATTTTTAGATCGACACTTTTTCCAAAAAATTGGTTGCACATACTTAAACTTTTCTCTAAGAATTTGTTCCGGTGTGAACATTTTTTCAGCTGATATATGAAAAAAAAGGGATCCATCCTTCTTCAGTTTTGGAATACATCGATCGATAACCTTTTCAATAAAATCTTTATAGTCATCACCTTTCCATGTATCTGAGAATCCTGTGGAGTTTTCATGAGACATCGTATAGTCACGACCACTATCAAATGGTGGATCGAGATAAATCATTGCGACTGATTCATCTTTCACGAGAGAGAGTTTTTCCAGACAATCTCCTATGATATACTCCATTACAATTTTTACGTGAGGAATCTTTAAACCTAAGTAAGTAGATTAAAAAGACGAAATCATGCTTCAATATGGAAGAGATTCGAAAAAATCACAATGAAACCAAGAGGCTATTGATACAATCTGTTGCACGAGAAGGACAACACATTCTCGATGTTGGTTGTGGTTTCGGTGGTGATCTTCAAAAATGGAACAAATGTGGCGTCAACATAAACATGTGTGACCCCGACCCATCTGCATTAGAAGAGGCTCGTTCACGTGCGAAAAGTATGAACATGCGAGTGAATTTTTATGAGGGAGACATTCATAAATGTCCACTTAGAACATACGATATCATTTGTTTCAACTTTTCTTTGCATTATATTTTTGCATCAAAGGGTCTTTTTATGAGTTCTCTCAGGGAAATTAAGAAACGTATGAAATCGGGTGGACGACTCATCGGTATCATCCCAGATTCAGAGAAGATTATTTTCAAGACACCTTTAGTTGATGATATGGGAAATTTCTTTAAAATGAAGGACCACGGAAATGGGGGGTTTGGTGAAAAATTGTGGGTACATTTATCAGACACACCGTATTACGCACAGGGACCTAAACCAGAACCCGTAGCATATAAAGATCACCTAGTAACACAACTAGAAGACTTTGGTTTTAGAATGGAGAAATGGGAAAATCTCACAGGAAACCCAATCTCAGAGTTGTATAGCAAATTTATCTTTGTCTATAACAGATGATACTATTCCTCGTTCTCATAAATATATGGATTCTCTATCAGACTCGAGAACCTCAACGATTACTCGAAGTCAAAGAGAAATATAATATCCTCAGAGAACATTTACGTGAGACAAATCATGAAAAGTTTCACAAATTAAAGCGATGTATTCCAATTACCGGTTTCACGTACATGCACAATACAGTTGGATTTAATACGAATAAAGGTGGTGAAATTGGTGTATGTCTCGATGGTACAGTTAACCAGATTTTTCATGTCCTGATACACGAACTGGCGCATTGTACAGTACGCGAGTATAATCACTCGAAAGAATTTTGGGATAATTATATAGAACTTCGAGACATTTGTGTACAATTAGGTATATATGAAAAAATACCAATTAGGACTACTTTTTGTGGTGAGCATGTCCAGGATAAATAATCTGTATTTATATAAATGAAAACACCTTTGAGTGTACTATTCTTAACCGTGTTTTATTGGATTGTGTTATACGGTGCAACCATGGTAACTCAATTTTCAACAAATTACAACTTCAATCTCATATGGATGACCCTTGTATTACCAAACCTTTTACGATTAGTGGTTGGTAATATCCCACGACTTGCTGTAGATCGTGTATTTTTCCTTTCTACTACAGTTATCGCGTTACTCATTACTTACATATTCAACAGGTTCGTTAAATCTACAAAGGATGGTATCGAGGAACCTAGTTCGGACAAAAGCAAGAAACTTAAGTCGAGTTTCTTGCTCATGGGGGCATTCGCCGCTGGAGCGTTCATAACTTATGGTATTGGTATTGATACTTCTATTTACAGTAACATGGGGTGGGAAACTCAAGGCTTAACGATGTAATCCTTGACGAAATAAAAGATAATAGCCGCGACAACACCGGTTGAAGCAAGGCCAACCATACTTCTGCTCCCCTGTTCGTTAAGGAACCTGGGAACAGAGGTCGCGAGGCGATCTTGAATAGGTTTGCTAATAGCAGCGGCGGTACAGGCTGCGACGACGAGAGCGGTGAGCTGTTCATCGGTTAGGTTGAGAGGGTTCTTCTTCTCTGGTTGGGAGCCACCCTGCTGAGGGTTGGGGTACGCCGCTTGAGGCTGAGGAGCCGTCATTTGTGGCATCACACCTTGCATCCTGGGTTCGTCGGTCATCATGGGGGGCTCCATCATGATGTCATTGATGGGGGTAGAATCCATCGTCGTCTCTTTACTTTGATGTATATTTTTTTCATGTGCAAAAGACGTGGATGGATTGTCTTGAATGGGAACCATTCCATCACCATCATCCGCCAAATTCATGGTATTCACGTGTTCTGAAGCCATTTAATATAGCTACATGTTTTTCAATTCAACACTCAACGCGTCTTTGTGATTTTCAGATTTGTCTTTTTTGTTGCCTTCTTGGCGTCTTCCTCTTTCTGTTGAGAATGTTTAGGGTTATACATCTTCTTGTGAAGTTTCCATAGATCCGGGCCACCAACTCTAAAGTTCTTTCGCACTGTCGCCTTGTACCAAAACACACAATCCTGTATCTTGTTAGACTTGACTGTATTGTCTAACACGAGACACTCGTAATTTTCTGTACATGCGTCCATGACCTTACAAAACATATCAAAGGATGGGAAGATACCAAAAAAAGACTTATACAATTTTTCCCTATTCTGAATAATGTTTTCCCTGAGGATGAAGACATAATCAACATTCGCACGCAAGGCTGGTGGGAGGTCCATCACGTACTGCATCGTGAGCATGAAGAAGATTTTCCAGTGACGACCATTCATAAAACATTGTCGAATACATGTATCTTTTAGAAACTTCGAATCGTACATACAATCATCCAGAAGCATGAACGCTCCACAATTTTGTTTACCGGCACCCACCAACTTCCGCTGTCTCGCCATCACTCGTTCTATAGCATCTCGGTCGTAGTCACCATAAATGAACAAGTCGGGAATAAACTCAGAATAAAAATGGTTACCCTCTTCAGTTCCTGAAAGAACAATTCCTGCTGGAAGATGTTTCTTATGATACATGATGTCCTTTACGAGGGTTGATTTACCTGTATTACGCTTACCAATAAATACAATTACCTTATCATCCGCAATTGATTCAGGTTTGAATTTCTTCAACTGAAGGTTCATTCTATTGTACTATCTCGTTTTATTTAGCATAATTTTACTCATACCAATTATTAAAGATGAACATGCAGACTGGTTTCGGTGATGATGGTGATGCAATGATGGAACGGTATATTTCTGACATGTTTAATATCATCCAACCCGTTATAGAAAAGAGTGCTTTACTCGCCGCTGAGTATTGCAAGGCTTGTGGAAGAGATATACTTCTTTCAGAAGACATGGAATATGCGATGAAGTACTGTGCGATGAACACAGTTGGTCAAACAATTGGGTCTATCGTACCAGAAATATACGATGACGAAGATTGTGAAATAGAAGAGGTGGACCCAGGGGACTGTCCACCATTCGAGAGATATTCAGGTCCTGATCCAGATTTTATCCAGGTGAATGAGGCGTACGATAGATGGGATAACTGGATCCCTCAAAACCCGACAGAAAAGTTGTTAAAAAATGCTGTTAATAGTAATGAGTACATGGGAGCCTGATAGTTGGTCATTCTCGTATAAAGGATTCAAGTCTTATGATTCGGATACAGGCTCTAGTGAAGATTCATCAGACGATGAACAAATCTTTTCGAAAACAAAAACAATTAAAACAAAAAGATTTAAAAAGATCGTAGAACAACAGGACCTATTACCTGAATAATTTTCCTAGTGTAATATATAAAATGTCCACGATTAGCGCCGCCCGTAAGACTGTCGATCTCGTTACCCAGGAACTTCAATCCCAAACTCTCAACTCCATCGTTGGTGGTTTCTCCTTCGCCGCTGCGATGTCCTGGATGGATCTCATCCGATGGTTCATCACCCAGCTCGTGAAAGTTCCCAAGAACAGTGGGTCCCAATACGCGCTCACCGCTTTGTTGACTACCCTCATCTCGGTAATCGTCTTTCAGATCATCTCCCGTATTAACGGTAAGGTGAAGAAACCCGCGCAACCCGTATTTGCTATCACTCGCTAATCGGTGGTTGGTATCTTTTAGGTTGTCGTTTCATAAGTAAAAGTAATATAAGACCGATGAATACAATCACAGTAATGTAGGTATATTCTTTCTTCCATCTATAAACATTCTCCACTACTTCGGGAATGCTTATAGGTTTTTCTACCACTTCTTCAATTGGAACTTTTGTTAAACCTTCAAGTTTGTCTGTTGAACATTTTATCTCAAACTTTAGAACGTGATCAGTGTTTCCAACTTCATATGTCGTGAGAACACCATTATTCATGTATAAAAATTCAATTCCAAGATTTTTGATCATCTTTTGTGGTCCTGAGTGAAATCGGTGTACGAGGGGATCATCAAAACCGTTGAATGTTATATTTGTTGTACCATTAAGAAGGATATGACCCGTATAATGTGGTGTTCCCTTCTGTAAGCCATCGTGTGGTCTTCCCACATACACAGATTGATTAAGTTCATCGGATCCAGAAGATAACCTAAGAATTAAAGAATTTGGTGAAGGTACTTGAGGTGTAGGAATACGTGCAGATATAAGTCGTATCTCCTCGACGTCATATATGGGATTTTCTAACGTAATGACATAGTTATTAGATTTGGGATATACACTCAAATCACGCTGATTACTATCGATGGATAGGTTATGAACCTTCATTAAAATAGATGTATACTATTTTAATGAATGTTTTTATCTATGACCTACATGTTTAATGGGAAAGGGAATGGGCAAGTGGGTTGTTCTGGAGCTGACGCTTCGCGATATCGAGGGATTGGGTGTTAGGGTTCTCATGACCCTTGTACGCATTGAATTGGTGGAATGGCTTCTGGTTGTACTGCTGCGTCCAACCACCATTCGCAGCATTCACGCGACCATCGACACGTGTAGTATCAGATCGGACGGTGGTAAGACGACCACCTTGCTTCAGAGCACTTTCACGAACGTTCATGCGACCCGCGTTACCCATGCGGTTAGGCTTACCACGACGATCTTCTGGGCGGAAACCATACTTCATGAGTTCCTCATTGGTCTTCGCGGTGACCTGAGCAGCAGCGCTATTCGTGTACGCACCATGGTGACTGTGGATACCTGGAGCGGGTTGGTTGTAGTACGCGTACTGTTCATCGTTACGGTCGCTCTTGAAACGTGTAGGATCTTGCGACATTGTCTGTGCAGAAATGAAACGCTTCGCACCATTGAACCCAAGTCCATCTGTACGAAGGCCGGTTTCTGAACGATTGGTCGTCCTCTTGGTCTTTTCATGCTCATTACGGGGAACAACACCAGACATACCCTGAGCACGACCAGGCATGGTGGGTAGTCGAGAAGGGAGGTGTGCGGTTGTTTCGGGTTTATTGTGTGTAAGTTCACCAATAGTTGAAGATCGACCACCAGTGATATCAGCAGCTGGACCAGTACGTCCGGGGAGTGTCGTGAGTTTATACGCCCCAACATTCACAGGATTGACCCTTAACATCTGCTGATACCCACCAACTGCGGGTGTATCAGCACTTACACCAAGACCTGGACCGACAAGTTGCTTCTCCACGGGGGAGAGGTTATTCATACGACCATTATCATACATGCGGTTGCGCATGTTGAGAACCTCTTGACCACCACTTCTCCGCTGCTTGGAAATATCAGCGAAACTCTCCATCTCCATCTTATGAGGAACCTGAATAGCTGGTTCGAAATTTTCATTTTCGACTTCTACGGTAGCCTCTACCACTGGTCGTGGTCGTTTCTGTTCCACTTTAGGTGGTTGAGATCTGGTACTCAAAGTTCGTCCGGCATACACGAGACCGGCTACAGCCATGAGCGAGATGGGATCAGCCATTCTTACTTCTTATTAACATTTTTATTAACATACCTTTGCTGAAAGAGACCATTCTGAACTTCGGCACGGGTACTCGCGGGTTCATATCGCATCGTCCGGAGAGGCACCATACATTTTGTGTCGTTCAATGGGAAGAGTTTACGTTCATACGTCTGGACTATAGTTTTGTTGAAACGGGAAGTCGATTGGGGACGAAGTTGATCACTTGTGTCGATGTACTGGGCTGGAGATCCCTTACCAGCCATGTATGGGGCAGTTCCATACAACATGGTGTTTGGGCGACATCCACCACAGTTGAGAGTACTGGGCTGAGGATATACAAAAACTTCATCGGTTGCTTTTACTGAAGGAATGGCACCCTTGTTTTGAACTCGAGAAAGGCCAGGTTGGAGCTGATACGCCATTTATTATTACATGAGAATATAATCTAACTATAGGTTCCTCCACCCCCTCGCACACGACCACCACCTCTAGGTCCCCTGACGTCCCCATCCCCACCAAGACCAGCGAACGCCTCAAGTTGGACACCACGTGCATTTGGATTACAGAATTGGGTATCACTCTTACACATGGGACCATTCTTGGGTCCATATAACCACTCAGCGAATCCTGTTTGGTCACCGGCTAGATCAGTGACTGGATTCGATACAAACTGACGCTCAACTGCATTCCTCATATACTTGGGTAATGGGGAACGGGAACGACCAGAATCAAA